GTTGTGTTTGTGTTGGGACTAGAAAATCGGAGCGGCGAAGGATGGTAAGGAAGTCAGCGGCGCGCAGCGTGATGAACCACTCCTCGCCGTTGCGCTTGTGGGCAACGACCGGGAAGAGCTTGGCCTTGGCGTCGCGGATGGCTTGGGCCATCCAGTCGCGGATCTTCACGACCTGGCAGAACTTCACCTCCCAGTGGAAGTCGGGGAGGCACGGGCAGACGACATCGGGCGAGTCGCCGAGACCGCTGAACTGCTGGCCGCGGCGGATACCGGAGTCGCCGAAGGCTTCGCGCAGCTCATCGCGCCACATGCGCTCTCCGCGGGCGCCTTTCGCGCGACTATTCATTGATCGCCTCCCAAAGTTGTTTCGCCGGTGCGTAGACCGAGCCATCGCTGTCGCTGGTGCGGCCGACCGGCGCGGTGCCCTCGAAGCGGGTGAGCGAGGGACGCCATGTGAGGTTGAGCGTTCCAGTGCGGCCGGCGCGGTGCTTGGCCACGATCAGCTCGGCGTCTTGGACTTCCGGTTCCTCGTCCTGCACGGCGTAATACGAGGGGCGATGGATCAAGCAAACGATGTCGCTGTCCTGCTCAATGCTGCCGGATTCGCGGAGGTCGCTAAGTTTTGGGCGGTTGTCGCTGCGGTTTTCGGCCTGCCTGTTAACCTGGGCGGCGGCGACTACTGGAATGCCCAATTCCATGCTCATGGCTTTCAACCCGCGGGAGACGAAGCCGACTTCGTTCTCGCGGCTTTGGGCGCCGGAATGGCTGACGAGCTGGAGGTAATCAACGAAGATGCACTTCACGCCCCAGCGGCGGACGGCGAGGCGGGCGCGGCCGCGGATGTCGAGAAGCGTGAGACCGCCGCGGTCATCAACGTAGAGGGGTTCGTTGCTGAACTGCGTGGCGGCGTCAAAGATCTTGTGCTTGATTGAGGCGGTAAGGAATCCGTTGCGGATGATCTCGGTGTTGGTCTCGGCGCGGCCGAGGACTACGCGCGCGGCGAGTTCGTTCGCGGGCATCTCAAGGGAGAAATAAACGACCGGAACTCCGCGGCGGGCCATGTTGTCGGCCATGTTGAGCATGAGCGCGGACTTACCCATGGCGGGGCGACCGGCGATGATGGTGAGCTGGCCTCCGCGGAGTCCGCCGGTGACTTGGTCGAAGTCGCGGATGCCGGTCTGCAGGCCGAGCTTGCGACCGCCGGCCATGAGGGCTTCTAGCTCTTCAAGGAGGCCCGGGACGATGGCGCTCGGGGCGCGCATGCTGTCGGTGGCGGTGGTAAGGGAAAGGCTGAGGACGCTCTCGCCGGCTTGCTGCAGGACGCTGTCGGCATCGGTGGCCATGTCCTGGGCGGCGGCTTGCATGGCGACCGAGGCGTCGATGATACGGCGGCGGGCGTGGAGGTCGCGCAGGGTTTGCGCGTGATATTCGACCGCGGCGCTACCGCCAGCGTAGTCGCCGAGCATCTCGGTGAGGGCGCCGGCGCCGCCGACAAAGTTGAGCTTGTGCTGCGCATCGATGCGCTGCGTGACGGCGATGACGTTCGGCGTGCCGCCTTCACCGCGGACCTCGGCGATAGTCTCGTAGATGAGGCGATGCGCGGGCGTGTAGAAAAGATCGGCGTGGATGCCGGAGACTTCGTCGCAAAGTTTGGGATCGGCCATGAGCGAACCGAGGACGGTGCGCTCGGTGGCGGGGCTTTGCGGGACGGTGCGTTTCATTTAGGCGGCGCCTCCGTCGTCATTGTTTTCCAAGATGACTATGACAATGAATGTCAGGACGATCAGCACTAGGTAGGTGAGAATGAGCGCGTTCATTTTCTTCCTTCCTGCGGGCGAGTTGTGCGCGGCGACGTTCCCAGCGGTCGCAGGCTGCATCGACTAAGCGAAATGATTCTTCGAGCCATGGTGTGATGTGGTGTTCCTTGGGCGGTGGTGGTTGATGCTCAGTGGCCATGACGTTTTACGGCTTTCTGTCGTGGCGTGAGCTGTAGGCAAATGTTGGCATGTGTTGGCATGGGAATCAAGGGTTTTTTGGGAGGATGGGCCATTTTTTTAGGTGGCCGAAATCGCGTGGTTCGCTGACGGAAGTCACCTTGCCGCAGATGCCGCAGGTGTCTTCGTGCCAAGTGGAGATATGGCCCCGGGGCATGCCGCGGCCGTGGGCTTCGCCGCAGGGACGGCAGATCCACGCGGGGTAGGGCGGTGAGAAGATCGCCTCGTAGTTGGCCCGGTAGCGGTCGCCGCTGACCGGCCGGGGGCTGTCGCCTTTGCCGGCCATTAGCGTTCCCTCTCGTCGAGGCCGCATTCTTTCCAAAACTCCCTGCGGTAGTCCTTTTCCAGCGACTGCATGTGATCCATGGCGGTGTCGTCGGAGATGACGCTGTCGAGATCCCATGAGCACGGGTAGTGCTTGACGATGGCGCGGGCGGTGAGGCGGACTTCGCGCGGGATGCGCTTGATCTTCCCCGGCACACATAAGTCGAGGAGGAATTGTCGCGCGCGGGCCAAGGCGCGGGCTTGTTCCATGGGCAGGCTCATCGGATCGCGGTTGCCTCCTCGATGGCGTCATGCGCCTCGTTGGCGACTTCGTTGCTGGGCTTAACGCAGCGGTTGATGACGCGGATGAGGCGATTGTTGGAGCGGATCAGCTCGCGGACCTGCGACTCCAGCGAGGCGGTGTTGTCCGCGAAGTTTGAGCCGAAGCCGACTGAGCCGACAACCAGGTCAGGGATCATCGCGCTCATTTGCGCGCCCTCCGTTTGCCGCGGCCAAAGATGAAGTCGGAGTTGCGGAACGATGGCTGGGTGATCAGACCGCGCTTGGCCAGAAAACGGTCGCACGCTGCGTTGATTGACTGAGCCTCAAGCATGAGTCGGCCAAACAGTGGACCAGTGGGTTCATATTCGAGGGCTAAGGTTTTGCCGTTGTGCAGGGTCATTTGCGGGCCTCCTCGAGTTCGGTGGCGAGTTGGCGGACGAGGGCGCGCAGGGCCATGATGGTGGCGATGCTTTCGTCGGCGATTTGTTCGACGTATTCGACGTTGACTTCGAGGTTGGTTTTCGGCGCTTTGCGGGCGCTCGCCTTTTTGGTGCTTTTGGCGGGTTTCATAAATATTTAAGGAGTATTAAGGATGGGGTGGGACATTTGCTGGGATACCCCTGCAGATTCTTGCGAATGCATAGCTGCGACTTGGTCGAGGAGTTCCCAGTTGTCGGGGTTGCGGTCAGACATAAGCTCGCCGTGTGTTCCGTAATGAGTTTTGCGCTTGTTTTGCCTAAAATCTGGAGGGCAATAGGTAGTTTTTTGCCTAGAACCCAACTCTGAGCGCGTGAAAAACATCCATTTGTCAATGTCCGGCAAGTGCGCGGCTAAAACGTCGAATGCGTTTTCATCGTACAAAACATTCTTGCACGTCCCGCTTTTGAGTGTTCGACGACTGCAATTGATGGCGTAGCTTTTGCTATCAGCGCCTTGCACAACGTTGCTGCGCTTAATTTGCACGACTATGGGCCTTCCGCCGCGCCGCATAACAATAGCATCGAAATCCCGGTTAGTTCCGCGCGGGGACGCGACAAGCCAACCAAGCTCTGACGCGCGCAATTCAAATTTACTTTCACTGATTTCCCCAAGGTCGCGGCTGGTCATGAGCGTTGATCCGCCCGCCGTTACCTCGGAGTGCTCGCCGTCCTCTATGGCAAAAAGAGGTTGCGTCATGCTGCGTTCTCCTTTGCGAACTGTTCGCGCATCTCGGCGAGGGAGCGCTCGAGGGCGGACTGCTTGGGTTGGCCTTGCACAGGCAAAGGGATCGGCTGGCGCTGTTGGCGCAGCTTCTGCAGCTCGTCGGGGAAGACGACGCCGGAGTAGTTGTTGACGATGGCGCGCTCCATCTTTTCAACCGCATCGCGCTCGTTGAACTCGGCTAATTGCTTGAGGAGTCGGCGGGCGCCAATCTCAGTGAGGGGCGATCGCTTCTGGCGCTTGTGCTCAATCAGATCAACCCAGACCGCAGCGAACCCGGGGCCGTGAGGCAGGGGCAAGGATGCTGGGTCGAATTTGGGAGCGGTGGCGCGTTTGGGTTTCGGGGCTTCCTTTTCCGAAGAAGGTGGCGAAGGCGATGGAATCGCCGGAGCGGGCGCGTCAGCGCTATTATTTCGTTTCTTATCGTTATCTATTGTTGGGGTGCAGGGATTGCACCACTTGGGTGCAGCATTTGCACCACTTAGGTGCATTTCCTGCACCCATCTCCCAGACTTAGGTGCATTTCCTGCACCCATCTTGGCCACACCGGGGATGGTCCAGATGCTGGCCTGCAAACCGCTGCCGGCAACCTTCCGGCTGCCCTTGGTCACCAGCACCAGCTCGCCGGACTCCTGCAGGCGGCGCAGGCAGTCGGCAACTGTGCGGCGGGCCAGCCGGGTCTTCTCCTCGAGCTTGCCCCATGAACCGAAGCAGTTGCCCGCCTCATCGGCGAAATCCGCCAGAGCCAGTAGGACAAGCCGGTCGGCGCCTTCCGCGGGCGACTGCGTCCAGACGTAGTTGGTAGCGGCTACACTCATCGGGCTTTGAGGAGGCGGGATTTGCGGCTGACATCGCTGCTTTCAAAGATCAGATCGCCCTCGACCGAGGCCATGCCGGTGTAGCGCGCCTTGAGGCGGTTGTACGGCGGGTTGGCCGGCATCCAGCTAGCGGCGTCCTTTACCCAGCAGCGCACCGGGACCGACCAGTCTGGCACCTCGACGAACAGGAGGTGAGGGTGGCGGGCAGGCTGATGGCGGCAGATCACGGCGCCGACCTCATCGCCGGAATTGTAGCCCACCTGCTTGGCGGTCTCTTCGGCCTGCTCCTTGGGGGTAAGCGCCTTGGCGGGCGAGGGAATTTCGGCTTTGGGCGCTGGCTTGGCGGGTTCCGCGGCGACAACCTGGGCGGGTTGACTGATGGGTTGGCTGATTGCTGACTTTGCTTTGGTGAGGATGTCTTTGATCATAGGTTAGGCTTTGAGCGCGTCTTCGATGACGTGCCAGTTGTTGAGGGTTGAGAGGTCGGTGATGGACAAGCAAAGCTGTCCAGAAATGTCTGTAAGACGCCAAAACTTGAAGGCGTTGGCCGTGGGCACATACATTGCCAAAACATCAAAATCTCCAGCCGCATACTTGCGGTATGCATCACCGCCCCTGAGGTTGGCCGCTCCTCCGCGCTTTGATGCAACGTAGCACTGCCAGTAGCCACGCTCCTTGTGCCCTTTCCACTGTGCATTTTTCACCTGCACGGTCACCGGGCGGCTCGGTGGCTTCCAAAGACACACGTCAGCTTTCTGCGCGTGTCCCATTGGCCACCACGCAACATATCCACGGCTAATAGCCTCTGTAGCCAACTTCGACTCAGCAAGGACTCCAACGTCTATTTGACGCTCCTGCAGCTCTGGCAATTCGCATATCTCCTTGACATCAAAGAGGTATTGCGGGGAATCTTCTGCGATGATTGTCATAGTGTTTTAGTGAAAATTTCGTAAGTCGCTATCGGTGCGGGGGTTATGTGACATTGATAACGACAGACCCCGCCCGCCCCCATATAACCACATACAATAACTCTCATGTGCAGCAGCTCTACTCTGTTGTCGCATTAACGACTTGGTCGGTTTGCGGCTCATCTCTCGCTTTCCTCTGTAGAGCCAGTCTCAATCTCAATAGCAGCAGCCGGCAGAGCAGCGGCCTTTTGCGCCTCGCGTCCTTCTGAGCCGACCGGTAAATCCACCCGTTCCGCAGTCACATCGATCACCTGCGCGCTCCTCAGCCCTGACACAAAGTCCTGCCAAGCATCAGCCGCAGGCGCCATCACATGCTCGACACGCTGCGTGGGGTTGCCCGATAGCAACTCCATCTTCTCGCTTGCGATTGCAGACAGCACACTGAGGGCTTGGTCTTTCATATCCGGCAGGCGCTCAAATAGTTCCGCCGTGCCGATCGCTGCCAAAGTCTTCCAGTTGTTCGCCGCGATCTGTCGTGCCTTCTCGAGCATCTCCGGGCGGTTTCGCACCAAGGCAACCACGGTGTGGTAGCTGCAGTTATAGGCTCGGCAGATCTGAGTGACAGGAACGCCGGCAACGTGGGCCGCCATAATCTTCTCAACCTTGGCCTCGGGCACTTCCATGCCGGTCGTGCCCTGCACCTTGACGATCTCGCGGCCGTCTTCGGTGGTGATCACTTCGACCTTCTTTCGGTTGGTCGAATTGCGTGGTTTAGATGTCGTCCGCGGTCTTGCCATAGTCAGGAAATCAAAGTGCCTCTGCGGGGCATTTCGTGAATTGCCCTCTCTGTAAAATTCTCCCTCAGATAGCGGGTCACATTCGCCATCACCCTCTGAGCGTCAGCCTTGCCGCCGATGACCTTGAAGATGACCAGATGCCCGCCACAAATTGCCCAGGCGCAGCGCGTAAGCTTCAACCCGGAGCGCAGGTATTTGGACGCCGCACCGATGCGTGACTGGACGCGCCACTCGTTGTGGGCGACCGGCCAAGCGCAAAGCAGGGGCGCCGTCTTCAAGCCGCAAGCCTCCGCTGCAGGATGTGCTTGGCCCACCAGTCGATTCCCTTGGTCAGGTGGTAGCGGCCGCAATATTTGCACTCGTAGACGGTCATCATCGGCTGACAGCGACGCGCCTGTGCCGCAGTGTGAAACCGCCGCTTCCGTCCGCACGCTCGCCACTGCTTGAAGGTCATCACCGTGCGCGCTTCCTCCAGATGCGTTCAGCCACCGCCAACATGGCAGCCGCCGGCAAACACGGCCGCTCGCCGTGATACACCTTGGCGCCGGTCTTCTCGTTGTCTCGCGCGGCGAGCCATTGGGTCACTAAATCGATGTCGTGGGTGGTCATGGTTTTGCCTCCATTGCGGCCACGCCGCGTGCTGCAGTTTCTAGCGTCACGTCAAAGGTTGATCCGTTAGCGCGAGCCTTACCGCCGCGTGTCTTCGGTTGCTTGAATCCGTTCTCGACCCATAAGCGGCTTAGTTCTTCGGTTTGCTGGCTTTCACCGGCTCTCGGACTCGGCCAGCTCGCCAAGGAGAACTCGGAAAGCTCGCTCTGCGGTGGCAGGCACAACTCCGTTGCCGAGGAGTCGCAGCTCATCGGTGCGATTGTCTGTGGAGACGTGCAGGACGGCATCGTCCAGCCGATGGGTAGACCCATCAGCGTCTCGACCCAGCGGGGGTTGAGCTTGCCGCTCTGTTGCCTCTCCACCATCGGCGTCAGCTCCTTGTATTCCCGCTCGTTGTTGCCTCGGCCGCTCTTGTGGTCGCGCGCTGTTGGTGTGCCCCAGCAAGCCTGCTCGTTCAGATTCTTCACGCCATGGCCCTTGGCCCGCATCACCGCAATCTGCTCCGGTGTCTTCGGGCCTTGGGCGTCGTGGGCTTGGGGCGTTGCCCAAGACAACCCTTGGCGGCTCCCACTCGTATTGCTGCTCGCCGGGGCGGCTTGGCCATGGAGTTGCACCGCAATGGTCAGCGGTGTCCTGCATCCGTTGCCGTTGTAGCCCTTGGCCTTCATCGCCTCCTTGCGCTTGAGCCATGTCTCCGGCGACTCGCCGTCTTGTGAGACTTGCGCGTTCGGAGTTGGCCAAGATTGCATCGCCGCCATCGTTCCAAGGGGAATTGAATTGCGATGCTCCTGCGACTTGCCAACCGAGTTCTTCGACTCGTTGACGCTGATCGTGGGCCAAGACGAAGATCCTTTTCCTCTGGTGAGGCGCGCCGCATTCACTCGCGCTCGCCACGCACCACGTCGTTCGGTAACCCATTCCGGCCAAGTCTTGCAGCACGTCGGGAAGCCCAAGGCTGATATGTCCCTCGACGTTTTCAGCGAAACAGACACTTGGTCGCATTGCAGTAATTCCGGCTGCGATAAATGGCCAGAGGTGTCTTGGGTCTTCGGCGCCGAGTCGCTTGCCGGCGGCTGAAAACGGCTGGCATGGATATCCAAAAGAGAGGATGTCCACGCAGCCGTGAAACTCTGCCCATGGGAAGGTTTTAAGATCCGTCCAGATAGGAGCTGGGTCCAAGAGTCCCGCTTCCATTTTAGAGACCAAGTTCGCGCAGGCGAAGGCTTCGATCTCACTAAAAGCGATTGTGCGCAGGCTTGGGATTGCTCGTTTAAGTCCGAGATCAATGCCTCCGTAGCCGGCACAAAGGGAGACGTGTGTAATTGCTTTGGTAGTATCCACATTGTTGCTCCTTAGATGTTGCCCCAGTGATGCCCGCAGCAGCGGTCGGCCTCGTACTCCGCGCGCTTATCCTCGAGCCACTCGGCTTCTTCCTGCGGGGTGCGCTCGCGGCGGATGCGGTTGGCTTCGGGTGCGGGTGAGAGAAGTGAGAGAGTCTCGCTCATTGCTCACCTCCGAGTTGATAACTGCGCTTGTCCCAATACTTCTTGGTCTTGCAATACGCCCACAGCGCCTGGTGCATCTCGGCGTTGGCCGCATCGATGGCCTTCTTGTTGGTCAGCGTGGCGATGTCCGGGTAGGAGCCGGCGAGGAGTTCGCACAGGCGGCGCGCCTCGTTGCGCTCCTTGATCAGCTTGAGCATCGGCGACTGCAACTGCGGCAGCGTGGCAGCCAACGCTTCAACCACCGGAATGACGGCGTCCGCGGGTCCGAGGCATTCGGCATCTCCGCATTCGCACAGCGCTTCCGGGTGATACGGCCGGTCGATGTTGAGGTCGATCATCGCGCGCCTCCTTCCGCAAGATTGAGCATCGTGTCGGCGACCCGGTCCAAAAACCCGCTGTCTTTGAGCCTCTGCATCCGCTCACAAAGCGTCACAAACTCTCCGAGCCGCTCCATCTCGGTCTTGTAG